CCGCGTCGCCCTGGCCGCCTACGGCGCCCGCGAGCGGGTCATCGAAACGCACCGCGCGCTCGGCATCGCCGACACGCCCGCCGACTAGCGAAACCGTCGCGCAAGTCGCGACACTCGGCTGCGACAAATGGGCCGAAAATTCGGCCTGATTCGGCTACGTTGCCAGACGTGCCGGATCGCCTCCTCGGCTTTCTCCTGACCTGCCTTAGCCCGCGTCCCCGCGGGCTTTTTTCTGGGCGCGCATGATCTCGATCGGCATCGACACCTCGGGCGTCGACCCGCTGCTGCGCCGGTTCGAGCGGCGCGTCGCCAGCGCCGCCGCCACCGCGCTCACGCGCACGGTGCAGAGCGCCAAGGGCCGCATCGAGCGGGAGATGCCGCGCGTGTTCGACCGGCCGACGGCCTGGACGCTGCGGTCGCTGCGCATCGAGACCGCGCGGCGCGACAAGCTCAGCGCCGCGGTGTTCATCAAGGACCGCGACGCCGGCGACGTGGCCGGCGAGAAAAGCCACCTCTGGCCGCAGATCCGGGGCGGCCAGCGCCGGCACAAAGCGTTCGAGGCGAGGCTGCGCCGGCAGGCGTGGATCGACCCCGGCGAGTACCTGGCGCCCGCCAAGGGCACGACGCTCGACGCCTACGGCAACATGCCGGCCGGCGTCGTCCGGCAGATCCTCAGCCAGCTCGGCGCCGCCAACGCCGCGGATAACAGCGGCTACGACAGCAACGTGAAGCGCGGCGCAAAGCAGAGCGCGCAGAGCAAGCGCCGGCAGCTCAAGGCCGGCACCTACTTCATCCCGCGCCGCGGCGCCGCGCTGCCGCGCGGCATCTACCAGCGGAAGCTCACCGGCTTCGGCTGGGCCACGCGCATGGTGTTCGCCATCGTCTCGCGGCCGAGCTACCGGCCGCGGCTGCCGTTCAACACCATCGTCGAGCAGACCCGCGACCGCGAACTGCAGGCGCACTTCGACGCCGAGCTCGCCCGCATCTCGCAAGACTGATTGTCCGCAGGCGGCGCCGGGAGCCGCTCGGTGTCATTGCGCCGAGTGCGCGCGGTTCGACTCCGCGGCCTGCAACCACTTAACGAAGGATCTCCATCATGGCCGTGCAGCTTTCCACCACCGTCCGCAACGCGCGATTGGACGCGATCGAAACCGCGATCGGCACCTCGGCGGTCTTGAAGATCCGCACCGGCGCGCAGCCCGCCAACTGCGCCACCGCCGACAGCGGCACCGTGCTCGCCACGCTTACGTTGCCGAGCGACTACCTGGCCGCGGCAAGCAGCGGAAGCAAGGCAAAGTCGGGCACCTGGGAGGACGCCAGCGCCGACGCCACCGGCACCGCCGCGCACTGGCGGCTCTACGCGAGCGACGGCACGACGTGTCACGCCCAGGGCACCGTCACCGCCACCGGCGGCGGCGGCGACCTCACGGTCGACAACACCAGCTTCGCGTCCGGCCAGGCGTTCACCATCACCGCCTGGTCGTTCACCGACGGCAACGCATGATAGGAAGAAGGCACCATGACCGATATTGAACAACTGGCCGCCCGCGTCGAAAAGCTTGAGGGCCAAATAGCGCGGTTGCAGGCTGGCGCAACGCCGGCCGACGACGAATCGTCGCGTCAAGCCGGGTTGTACGCCGACCTCGCTGCCAAACTGCCGTGGGACGCTGCGGCAGAAGCGAACGAAGCCAGTAAGTATCAAGCGAGCCTTCGTCACCCCGACCTTCGCCTCGTCCAGGTCCGCCAGATGAGCTTGCGCGCTGGCGGCGACCCGATGGGGCCGTCGCACGTCTATCAGATTCCAGTCGAAGACCGCATTCACTGGTTCGGGCATCTGCGGCGGCCGGACGGCGGCAACGGAATGTTCGCCACGCACAAGCAGGCGGATGAGTGGGCGGACAAGAACGCCAGCGATATCACCATCGGGCCGGGTTAGGCCCATTTCTGAAGGAGCGGAGATGAAAGTCGATGTAAAAGTTACCGTGCTGAACGACGATGGAAGCGAATTCATGGCGACCGGCGTCACCTATTCAAACGTGCTGCGAGAAGCGTTCATTTTCATGGAGCGTGACGTGCTCGACATGCTCGGCAAGTGGAACAAGTTCGACGCTGACCGGCAGGTCGCGAAGGGAAAGCCATAGCCGCCTTCCACGAGTCCGCGAGACTGGGGGTCGCCGTGTGCCCGGAGTGCCGATGCTCGATCTGGATTGGCAGCGGGCACTCGGCGGTCCTTGCCTTTGGCGGCTTGTGGCATGACCGCTGCTGGAGACCGATCGTTGGATGGTGGCGCCGATGATTGACTGGCAACTGATTCTCGTCCGGTCGCTCATCGCGGCAACCTTGATCGGCGTTGCCGCGTGGGTGCTGATCGAGCTGTTGTCGATCTGGGCGCACATGCTGCTGGTGGTGGCGCGATGATCCTCAAGTGGTGGCAAAGCCTTCCATCGTGGGCCGCGATCATCATCGGCCTGTTCGCCGTCTCAGCGGTCGCCGCGCTGCCGTTGTGGGGCGTGCTCACGCTGGTTGCGTGGCTCTGGTGAAGCGTATTTGGCGCACCATCGACGGCATCGCGCAGCGGCGGTGTTCACGGTGCGCTGACTGGCATCCGGTGTCCTCGTTCTATCGGGACGCGCACGACGGGAGCCTACGGAGCCATTGCAAGGAATGCATGATGGCTGCGGTTGTTTCCCGGAAACGGGCTCGCCGTTCCAGAGAATCGACTGCGCTGCAAAGCGTATGGGGGCGAGCATGACTCGTAAGGTGCTGATCGAGATATTCAAGGGCGGCGGGACGCATCCGTGGCACTTCCGGATGGTCGCACTGAACGGGCAGAAGTTCACCGCCAGCGAGGGATACACCCGCAAGCAGGACGCTATCCGCGCAGCGAAACGACTGCCGGCGCAAATTGCCGCGGCCGAGATTGTGGTGATTGACTAAGGGCAATGGCCGACCGACCGCCCGCGCAACCTGAGACCTGAGAGGTAGATCATGGCACTGACACCAGCACAGCAGGCAACGCTCGCCGCGCACATCGCGGCCAGCAGCGACATGAACACGCTGCCGCCCGGCAGCACGAGCGCGCTTGCAATCGCCGATCTGCTCAACGCGCCGGCCGCGCCCCAGTTCGTCGTCTGGAAGTCGTCCGTCCGCAAAGATGAGGTCGGCAAGGCGTTTCAGGCGTCGGCGCTTGCCGCGATCACCGCTGGCAACAACGACAAGCTCGCGAACTTCGCGGCGTGGAACGACACGATCTACCCGTCACGCGCCGACCAGCGCGCGTTCTTCGACGACGTGTTTAGCGTCTCTGCCGGCGCGACCACGCGGGCGAACCTGCTCGCGCTGTGGAAGCGCACGGCCACTCGCGGCGAGAAGGTCTTCGCGACCGGCACAGGCTCTGACGCATCGCCCGCCACACTCAACTACGAGGGTGCCATCTCGTACAACGACGTCAAAGACGCGATGGGGTGGTGAGATGGCCGGCGACATCAAGATCAAGCGCGGCGCATCGGTCGCGCTGACGGTCACGAATCTGCACTCTCTCGCGTCACATCAGACGTGGGAAGCTGGATGGACGAGTGCGCTGATTGACGCCGGCGAGAACATCGACATCATGCTCTCCGGCACGTTCACCACGCATGCCAGCAACCGGCAGGCGGGCACGATCAACGTCTGGGCCTACGCGGCGCTGAACGACACGCCGACGTGGCCCGACATCTTCAGCAGCGGCACCGAGGGCACTGAGGGCGCCGCGACCGTCACCGACACCGAAGAGCGCGACGCCGCGATGCGGATGGTCGCCTCGATTGCTGTGGACAACACGGCAAGCGCCGTCTACACGTTCCCGCCGACGAGTCTCGCGCAACTGTTCGGCGGCTCGCTGCCGACAGACGTTGCTGTGTTCGTCGCGCAGAACGCCTCGACCACGACCACGGCGGGACTGGCCTCAAGCGGAAGCGCTTTGTACTACACGCCGGTGTACGCGCAGTACACCTGAGGCTAGGAGATGGCCTACATCATCCTGCCGCACCGCTGGATGCGGCAGCCCGCGGCGCCGCTGGAGATCGATCCGTCGTCCGTTCTCGGTTCGATGGCGCGGCCGGCAACGGCGACCGAAGCGGGTATCGCGTGGGCGTGGACGCCAGTCGCGAAGTCGTTCGATCTGGTCAGTCGCTCGCCATGCACGACCAGTAGTTCCGGCACCGTCGCGTTGGCGGCCGGCCGCGATGGTGTCGCGCTCTCGCTTGCGGCCGGGGCAGTCTATTCACTCACCAGCCTGAGCGGTCGCCTCAAGAACTACTACTACCCTGCGTGCCACGTCCTGATCGGCCGCTGGCCGGCGATCGGCAGTCCGTGGGGCAACATTGTGCGAGTTGACGACGGGACCAACCCATACCTATCTATTCAACGATACGACACCTCATCTGACCTAGCACTCTTCCGGTCCGGGACGCAGTTTTCGCGCCACACAGGACTGGTCACGACGCTACAAAACGCTGGCCTGTGCGTGCTGGTCGTGCGAGCCAATTACTTTTTAAATGGCTGGACGAACGTCATCAACATCGGGCGGAACTATTACACCGCCACGACCAACAGCGGAGGCACGTCCGGCTCGGGCGACGCGATTGTTCATTTGTACGGACAGGCCGAGGTCTACGGTCACTATGCGTTCAACTTCTGGCCGTCGGAGCCAGCAGTTAATGCGCTGATCGAGAACCCGTGGCAGATTTTCCGCCCGCTCCAGCGCCGCATCTACGTGCCGAGCGCGGGGGGCGGCGCTGCGTCCGAGGGCGCTGCCGACATTACCCTCGGCGCGCTGACCGTCACCGCGACGGGCGCGTTGCCCATTACCGGCAGCGCCGCAATCACGCTCGACGCGCTGACTACGTCAGCCGCCGGCGCGCTGCCGATTGCCGGCAGCGCCAGTATCACCCTGGGCGACCTGACGCTGACGGCCGAAGGCGCACTGACGGCATCCGGGACTGGCGCGGCGGCGATCACGCTTGATGCGTTGACGGTCACTGCGACCGGCACGCTGCCGATCGCAGGCAGCGCCAGCATCACCCTCGGCGCGCTGACCACCGCTGCCGAGGGCGTGCTCAGCGCTCCGGGCACCGGCCAGGCCAGTATCACGCTGGCACCGTTGACCGTCACGGCGACGGGCACGCGGCCGATCACCGGCGCCGGCAGCATCATCCTCGGCGACCTGGCGCTGTCGGCCGCTGGCAGCCTGGCGATCTCGGGCGCCGCCAGCATCACGCTTGCGCCGCTCGCCCTGGTCGCGGCCGGGCAGCAAGGCGTGGTGATCGAGTCGCCGACGACCATCGGGCTGCGGCGTGTGCTCGGCCCGTCACTGACCATCGCCGCGGCGCGCATTGGCGCCGCGCGGCCGCGCGTGGTTGCGCGCAAGCTCAAGGATCTGCACTGATGACCGTTTCGCAACGCCTGATCGCCGGCGACACGCTGAGCTTTACCACGCCCGCGCCCACCGGCGAAGGCGGCGTCGTCTACCGTCCGGGCGACGGTTGGGCGCTCGCCTACCGGCTGGTGCTGCGCAACACCGCGACGGCCATCAGCCTGACCGCCACGGCGGAGGACGACGACACCTTCCGCATTGCCGTGGCCGCCGCCACGACCGCCAGCTGGACGCCGGGCCTGTACGACGCCGCCGCTTGGGTCACGCTCGGCGCCGACACCTACACCGTTGAGCCGGCGTTCTCGGAGGCCGAGATCCTGCCGAATCCGCGCACGGCCGTGTCCTTCGACGGCCGCACGGTGGCGGCCAAGGCACTAGCCGATGCCGAGGCCGCGCTGGCCGCGCTGATGTCGGCGGATCATTCCGCCAGCGGCGTGATCGAGGTCGCCGTCGGCGACCGCCGCACCCGTTACGGGTCGGTCGAGGAAGCGCGTGCCGGCCTGGTGCGCGCGATCAACTTCTGGCAGGCGCGGGTCGCCGCCGAAACGGCCCGCAACCGGCTGGCGCAAGGGCTTGGCGCCGGCAGCGCCCTTCAGGTCCGCTTCTGATGGCCAGTTCCGCAACCATGCGAGCGCGGCTCGCAGCGGCTTGGCGCGCCTGGCGCACGCCGCCAGGGCCAGCAGCCGCCCGCAACTTCGAGGGCGCCGTCACCTCGCGGCTCACGGCCAGCTTCGGCGCCTACAGCGGCGCGCTGAACGCGGACCTCGACAGCGCGCTGGTGGTCCTGCGCGCCCGCGCCCGCAAGCTGTGCGCGAATCACGAATACGGCCGCCGGTTCCTGAGCATGGTGGCCACCAACATCGTCGGCGCCGCCGGGCCCACGCTGCAGGTGCGCGCCGCGGACTACCGCGCCGACGGCACGGCGGTGCTCGACCGCGCCGCCAACGACACCATCGAGCGGCACTGGTATCGGTGGGGCAAGGAGTGCGACCTTGCCGGCCGCATGGGGCTGCCGCAACTGCTGCGCGTGGCGGTCAAGGCGGTGGCGCGTGACGGCGAGGCCGTGTTCCGCAAAGTGCGCGGTCGAAAATACAGCTACGGCTTGCGGCTTCAGCTGCTCGAGGCCGACCGCATCGACGAGACGATGAACCAGCGCCTGGCCAGCGGCAACGTCGTCCGCATGGGCGTGGAGATCGACGGCGCCGGCCGCGCGCAGGCGCTGTGGCTGTGGACCACGCACCCCGGCGAAAACGTCGTCGTCCGCGGCGCCAAGTTCGTCGAGCGGGTGCCGATGGAGGATCTGTATCACCTGTACGTGCCCGAGCGGGCCGAGCAGGTGCGCGGCTACTCCTGGATGCACGCCGTGCTGTTGCGCTCGCAGATGCTGCACGGCTACGAGGAGGCGGCGGTGATCGCCGCCCGCGTCGGCGCCGCCAAGATGGGCGTGTTCTCGCGCAAGGAAGACGCCGGAGCGCCGAACATGGCCGGCATCGCCGACGGGCAGGACGACCTCACCGGCAAGCTGCACATCAACGCCGAGCCGGGCGAGTTCCTGCAGCTGCCCGACGGCTACTCGCTCGACAGCTGGGACCCGCAGTACCCGCACGAGCAGTTTGGCGCGTTTGTGAAAGCCTGCCTGCGCGGCATCGCCGCCGGCCTGGACGTCGACTACAGCACGCTCAGCAACGATCTGGAGGGCGTGAACTACAGCAGCATCCGCGCCGGCACCATCGAGACGCGCGAGCAGTGGATCACGCTGCAGGACTGGCTCACCGACAGCCTGCTGCAGCCGCTGTACCGGGACTGGCTGACCATCGCCCTGCCCAAGGGCGCGATCACCTTTCCCAGCGGCACCGCGCTTCCGGCCGGCCGGCTCGACAAGTTCATCGACGCCGCCGAGTTCGCCTGCCGCCGCTGGCCGTGGGTCGATCCGCTGAAGGACGCCCAGGCCGTGCGCGAGCTGATCGACATGCGGCTTACCAGCCGCACCCGCGTCGCCGCGCAGCAGGGTGTCGACTTCGCCGACATCGTGGCCGAACTGGCGCAGGAAGACGCCGCACTGAAAGCCGCCGGCATCGCCACCGCGCCGCCCGCCGCGGCCAAGCCGCCCGCGCAGGAACAGGAAGAGGAGCAGGACGCATGAAGCAGATCCGTACGTTTCACGTGGAGCGCGCGCCGGCCAAGAGCGACGGCGGCAACGACGACCCGAACGCCTTCGAGTTCTCGCTGAGCAGCGAGGCGCCGTACGAGCGCTGGTTCGGCATCGAGATCCTGGAGCACACGCCCGAGGCGGTGGACCTCACCCGCCTGGCCGACGGCCGCCACCCGCTGTTGGTGAACCATGACACCGACCGCCAGGCCGGCGTGATCCGCAGCGCCTGGCTCGATGCCGAATCGCGCATGGTCCGCGTCTCCGGCCGCTTCAGCCGCAGCACCTTCGGGCAGGAGATCCGGCAGGACTACGAAGACGACATCCGCACCCTGGTCTCGGTCGGCTACCTGATCGAAGAGGTGAAGGAAGTCAAGCGCGGCGCCGACGGTGCCGAGGAAGTGATCCGCTCGCTGACCGGCGAGCAGTACGAACGCGAGTTTCTGACGGAAGCCGCTCAACATCGCTCGGCTGGGGAAGCACGAGGGAAGGGGAGCGATTCCGCGCTGCCGGTGTACCGCGTGACCCGGTGGCAGCCCTTCGAGGGCAGCATC